GGAGGACATCCAGTTCCTCAACCATGCGTCTGACATGATTGCCATCGCCATGCATGTGGTGGGGGCTTTAGCTTGTGCACTAGGCGAGCTCCCCGGCCAGAACACCAAGGCCAAACTTCAGTCTGACGAGGAAGATGAGTATGGAGACAGCGTGGAAGGTGTTGGGCCAAAGAAAAGACCGATTAAGATTGCGACTGGGAAGGTTGTCGTCAGGGATAGTGATTTTGACCCCCAAGGCCCCAATTGGGCAGATTCGACTGCAAGCGTCAACTACAACGAGGAATTGATCTTCCAAGACGCAAGACAAGCCATCCAACCAATCTACTCCGCAACTGGTTCCCGCCAGTGCTGGGGCTTCGCCCATGCAGGCCTGTTTTGGTTCAATGAACATGCAATTGGAACAATCGCTAAGGTTGGTACGCTGAAGGTCGGCCCGAAGAAAGTCTCACGGGTCGTGTCGTCTGATCTCGCCTACTTCCACATCGACGGGATCAAGATGAGCCAACTAGCTTGTCCCATGTCCGAAGCTACCCCTGGAGAAACTATCTATCGCCTGAACTCTAATGGGGTAGAAACGAGCTACTCAGTTCGTCAGGCAAGGAAGGTTGGCTCTCCCAATGGTGGCTTCATCTCTGTGATCCTCCTGGAAGGCCCCGAGACGAGTTCCGGAGATTGTGGTCTGCCCTACTTCCGTAGGGTCGGCCGCTCTGTTGAGCTACTCGGGTTCCACTCTGGGATGCTCGCAGATGAGATCATGATGTCACCTGTGTGCTTGCCGAAGTTCCAAATTGCTGGAGATAAGACAAACCTCTACAGAACCATGTTATCGGAAAATTTATGCCCAAAAGAATTTGGCCCTTCGTCAAAAACGACTGATCAACTTGCATCCGACCAATTAATCAAAAGGCAGATGGCATTAAACTTTATCATTCAGGACCCCCCAAAGAATGTCGACCTCGAGAATCTTTCAGAGGTGGTTGGTGACATGATCGAGAGCTTCACCGGGAAGTGTGATTTCTGGAGTGAGAGAGCTGCGATTCGTTCTCTGCGACTCAACACCTCAGCAGGCCCCAGTTTCAAGACCCAAAAGAACCAGGTCTTCAACGAAGATTTCGAGGTGAGACCCAGCTATGAGAAAATCTACAATCAGAGGAAGAAGCTGGATGATAATTTAGCCACAGTGGTGATTAAAGATGAGTTGCGCCCAATCGAGAAGATCGAAGTCGGGGGCTCCCGACTGATCTACTCGTATAACACGCCGCAGGTGGTTAAAGCCAAGCAATTGGTGATGTGCAAACTAAGCTCATTCAGACTGTGGGTTCGCACCCCTTTGCCGTTGGAATTTCCAACGCGTCCGGGGGTTGGGACAACATGGCTGGTGAGCTCTTGAAGTACAAAAAGCATCTTTCAGTTGACTTCAGCGCCTGGGACAAAAGCTGCTCCCATCGATTGGTTTCCGCGTGTATAATGGCGCTTGTCAAACCTCTCGGTCCACAAGCCTCAGTTGCGGCATACCGTCACATCTACA